AGGGAATACGGGTGCTCAAGGGAATACGGGTGCTGATGGTCCTACTGGTGCTCAAGGGAATACGGGTGCTCAAGGGAATACGGGTGCTGATGGTCCTACGGGTGCTCAAGGGAATACGGGTGCTGATGGTAGTACTGGTCCTACTGGTTCTACGGGTGCTGATGGTCCTACAGGTCCTCCAATTACAATATCAGGAACACAATATACGTTAGCTATGTTTACAAGTTCATCAACAATAGGTGATAGCATTGTAATACAAGAACCAGGACCTACTACTATTTCAACACAAGCATATAATATATATTCAGGAGGAACTATTACTTCAGGTAATAATTTTATATGTTCACAGGGCTATGGATTAACATGCACTAATAATGATTATTTTATTTCACAGAATAATTTTGGGTGGCTTTCTAATAATGGGATATATATTTATCCAAAAGGAAGTAATTACTCATTGTTTCGATTATACAATGACACCAGTCTTACAAATATTGTGGTTGAAATTACAGTTCCTGATCCTACAGTACCTGCCTCTACTACTTTTTTTCAAATAAAAAATTTACCTACATCTAGTCTTGGATTACCATCAGGACAAGTATGGAATAATGGTGGAGTATTAAATATAATCCCATAAGAATAATATTAATACTCCATCAATATCTAGAAAAACTAGATATATTCCATATTCAACTTCGGTAATTATGTTAAAGTATTAAAATCTAATCTATGAAAGATAGTCCTTATAAATTGATTTGAATTATTTTATAAATAATATATTACAGAATTTTATTGGACCTAAAAGTAATGATAGTAATTCATTAAATTCCTGTATAAGTGGTTGCACAGGAGGAGGCACGTACTTTTAGTAGTGGTAGTATACCTTCCACTCTGAGTTATATATCTACTGCTTCTGGTAATGGGAATTCTATTATGAATTATTTTTTTTTCCCTGACAACGCAACTACAATTATTTACGCTTATACTGCTACTTTATCTGTGGTTCGTATCCAATAATTTATATTGCTAAGAATAATAAAATAATTAGTCATTACTTATATAAAAAATTGATATAATAATAGAAAACTATTATTATATTAAACAAGACAAAATGGATTTCCTAGCCAAGAAAAACAAGCATGACAGAGATCTAAATATCAGTTTTGAAGCTGGTCCCCATTTATATACCATTAAAGGTGCGGAGGGGAAAAAATTTACCTCGGTGACGACGTGGAATCATTCGCATTTTGCAGAATTTGATGCGGATCTCATTATTACGAATATGATGAAGGGGAAGAATTGGCTTAAAAGTAAGTATTATGGGCAGACCAGAGAGGAAATTAAAGCCGGATGGGATAAGGGGCGTGATGAAGCGGCTGATGAGGGGACGAATATGCATTACCAAATAGAATGTTATTATAACACGGGTGAGCATAATGCAGCAGTAAATGTAATAGCACCCAGCATCGAATATACCTATTTCCAGAATTTCTTAGCAGCCTGTGCCCATTTGAAACCTTACCGCACGGAATGGATGATTTATCATGAAGAATTGTCCTTAGCTGGGTCGATAGACATGGTCTATGAAAATCCCGACGGTACCTTAATGATTTATGATTGGAAACGGGCGAAGGATATTAAGAAAGCGGATGCCTTTGGGAAAAATGCCATCACGGACTGTATTAGCCACATTCCCGATACGAATTTCTGGCACTACGCTTTACAACTCAATACCTATAAGACCATCTTAGAAGAAAAATATGGTAAGACTGTAACGAAACTGGCATTAGTCTGTTTGCACCCGGCGAAAAAGAATTTTGAAGTGATACCGGTGCCCATATTAAAGGACGAAATGACGGCCCTCTTTGCCTTAAGAAGGGGGCAAATTTTGTAATATTATATAAGATAAAATAATATAAGATAAAATAATATAATATCACATATTTAACACTTAAAAATATACAGACAATACTATTCAATGAACAGTTTCTTTCTTCTTTTCTTATTACCGTTTTTTGCAGAAAATTCGGTGGCAGAAAATGCAGGTAGTGTTATATATACTTATAAAAATGGCACGACAGAACACATTTCTATGCTGAGAGAAAGTTTCATACCAGATCACGTACATGAAAATATCAATATCCTAGTTAATAATGCCGGTATTCTTATATTATCCTGGTGTTTGGCGAATATTATTATTATGACGTTTATTTCTCAAGTGTTGTATGGGAAAAAAAGAACAAATGCAATTATTATTGATTCAGAGGAAGATGACTCAAATAGCGATGATGGTGCCGGATTAGATCTCGATGACTTGAATTCAACAGAGATTACTTATGAAAGTCAATACTTTGATAAATTAGAAGAATTACCGGATACAGTTCTTGGTGCAGAAGAATTAAAAGCCCTTTTAGAGGGACAGCGGTTAACAGAATCAACGCCCAAAGGGATAGTAGTGATGTCCTATAACGTAAATACCGGAGCCTTTGACTATTATACGGATAAATTTGCCGATATTTCTTATGAAATTTTGGATACCGTAGCCCGTTTATTTGCGGTAACGTTTGAATGTAAACAGATATGTGTCAACTATCGAGATGAAATTCAAAACGGGGAAAATCGAATGTTGTCGGAAATTGAGTTTGATAAGATGCAAAAGGAAAAAGAAAAGACTAATGATAATAAAGAGCGGTCAATATTTGCCACTTTTAAAAGTTATAATAAAAAAAGGGGGACTAATGTGGATAAGAAGTATTATATTATCACGGACAAGGCGAATCGCTTTAAATACAAGGGGAAGATGAGTGATTATGAAAAAACTCTTAGTAAAAACGCGACGGAGGACGTAAATGCGAATGTGAAAATTAGTTATAGTGAGTATAAACGGATGCAAGAGTCGGCTAATAATATGCCCGATATGGCTAATAATATGCCCGATATGGCTAATGTTATGCCCGATATGGTTAATAATATGCCAGAAATTAAGCAAAAAGAAGATTAATTTATAAATAAATATTATAATTTATAAATATAAGTAAATGAATACAAATTCACAACATGAAAATTATGATATATTATATGCCTTTTCTATTATAACCAGTTTGATTTTAGCAGGTGTAGCCGAAGCTGTTAAAAAATGTGAAATGTATCCGGGAATGCCTTTATGTATACAAAAGGGCGGAGCAGTGGCACCGCAAAGGCAAGGGCAAAGGCAAGGGCAGCAAGGGCAAAGGCAAGGGCAGCAAGGGCAAAGGCAAGGGCAGCAAGGGCAACAGCAGCCAGGGCAACAGCAGCCAGGGCAAATGCAAATGCAACAGCCAACGCAACAACAACAACAAATGCAGGAGGCCGCGACAAAATGGATGGGGACCTTTATGTCTCTCGCAAGTAATATAAATAGTAATTTACACAACATCTTTGAAAATGTGGCAAATAAAGCATTGACAACAGTAATAGATAATACCTTTGGGGATTTGGGGACAAAGTCCTTGGATAAAACAATTTTAGAAAAATTACAAAACAGTACCTTAATTCTTAATCACTTGACGCGTGACCCCGAAGCGCAAAAGGCTTTAAAAGATTTAGCAGAAGAATTTGCCATATTAAGTCTCCAAATGGTAGATACAGTGAAACCTACCATTGATAAAATGATGGATAAAGCCATGGACACTTTAACGAGAATGGGACGGAGAGGAGCAAGTGGTGTTATGAATGCTATATTAAATGTTACAGACGCATTTCTGGGGGAAATTCCAGTGGCTGGGGGTATAATGGCATTGATTCTTGCGTTTTTAAGAGGTTTTAATTCGGCGATGTTGGCAGCCGCACCCGGTGTTGAATTTAGTACGGAAACATTTTTTACGGCCATTAATACGGCAGTGCAGATGATACATATATTTAATCAAGAACAAGCGAAACTTATGCAATCTATAGGTTCGGTCAAGACAGCTATAGGGAATATGGGAAATATGATACCCGCGTTGCCTAATATGCCTACTTTGCCTAATGTAGCAGGTATGGTGCCTAATGTAGCAGGTATGGTGCCTAATGTAGCAGGTATGGTGCCTAATAAATCTATGATAAAAGATTTTGAAAAAAAGGGGGAACAATATGCAAAAGATACCTTAAGCAAAGCGAATCCTTTAAGCAAAGCGAATCCTTTAAGCAAAGCGAATCCTTTAAGCAAAGCGAATACCTTAAGCAAAGCGAATACCTTAAGCAAAGCGAATACCTTAAGCAAAGCGAATACCTTAAGCAAAGCGAATACCTTAAGCAAAGCGAATACCTTAAGCAAAGCGAAACCTACAAAACTCAAACAAGAAGGGGGTGCTCGAATCCATAATATACGTAAACGTATTAGTCACGTAACGCGACGGTTACAAAACACTATTAATGGGTTTATGCAAAAAACACAGACGAGGCGACATAAGAAGTAAAATAATACTTTTATTAAAAGTATTTCAACAGTATTTTTATTTTGCTTGTCCTTGGACCCATGACTTAAATCCAATACTTTTTTCCAAACTAAATGAGGTTTCCAAATGTTCTTGCGCAATCTTCAAAACTGTTTTCTCCATAGCGCTTAATTGGTTGATGTATTCCGTTCTGAGGTCAATTGTTGCTTTTGCGGTTGATACTTTTGCTTTAGACGACATTTCTTTATTTAATGATTTATATTTTTATTATATAATTTCATTTCAATTATATAATATAATTGAAATACTTATACTTATAACTTTATGTTGTATAAAAATGACTCAGGTTAATAAAGTAACATTGCGATTTAATTTTACAAACGATATAATGGATATGATTACGCGATTTTCCAAATTACATCAATTCGACGATCGTAATACATACAAAGAGCACTGGGCTACGTGGGTCGAGACAAATAAAATACTATTAGAAGCCGAAGTTGCACGATTGACGGCCGGTGGGTATGAAGGAGATGCGAAAGATAAAATGTATAAAGCTGGACGTTATTATTTTCGAAAAAAAACCAATCAGGGTGACGCTAAGGCTAATGGTGACGCTAAGGCTAATGGTGACGCTAAGGCTAATGGTGACGCTAAGGCTAATGGTGACGCTAAGGCTAAGGCTAAAAAGAGAACCTATATAACTATGGATAAACACATTATCGAGGAAATGGATAAACATATTATAGCCGGTATTCGCAACCAACAGGTGAATTGTGTAAAGTATACACCGGCAAAAGGTTATGAGGATTTTTGTAAACAGTTCGAGCACTTATTACTCGGAGAGCAAGAACGGTTGCTTAATAAAGACACTGTTAATGAGAAGTTTAAAAAAACATATAAAAATCGTTACTTTAACACACACTTTTAGGAAAAGTGTAGCAAAACACACTTTTAAAAAAAGTGTAGCAAAACACACTTTTAAAAAAAGTGTAGCAAAACACACTTTTAAAAAAAGTGTAGCAAAACACACTTTTAAAAAAAGTGTAGCAAAACACACTTTTAAAAAAAGTGTAGCAAAACTTAGACATAATAATAGCAAAAAATACACGTAATGTGTAGCAAAACTTATATGTTATATATAGCAAAATAAACGCTTTATTTACGTGTGTTTTTTTCCACACTTTTTAAAAAAGCGTCTTATATATGAGCAAACTATTAAGCCAAGGCGGGTTTGGTTGTATTTATTATCCCGGCATTAAATGCAGCGGTAAACCACAAGATAATAAAAACATCGTGACAAAGTTACAAAAAAATGACGAAAGTTCTGATAATGAAATTGACATTGGGCAGGTTATTATGAGTATACAAAATTATAAGATGTATTTCTTACCAGTTATAAACAGTTGTCCTGTTAATCTGCGAAGTATAGATAAAAAAATATTAAAAGATTGTCGTGTTATAGACAAAGACAAAGACAAAGACAAATATATTTTGATGGAAATTCCTTATGTTGCAAATAAATCCTTTTACACTATTCTAATCGATATGTATGCGTCGAAAAAACATATTATCGTGGGTTTAATAGAAACTTATACTTATTTACTCGAAGCCATCGGTATTTTGCTATCGAAACAAATTGTGCATTTTGACATTAAAAGTGAAAATATTTTATATAATCAAAATACGCATTTGCCGTTAATACTGGATTTTGGAGTGTCGATACAAATGGATATGGTGTTACAAATGGATAAGATGAATATTAAAAAATATTTCTACACATATTCGCCAGACTATTATATTTGGGCTTTAGAAATTCATGTAATTAATTATTTGTTACATGAAATGGTCAAGGAGCAGGATTTCAGAGAGACCGATGTGAAAAACATTTGCGCCGAGTATGTAAAGCATAATAAAGGTTTAATTAATTTTAGTCAGGATTTTAAGCGTGATTATTTACGCGCCTGTGAAACTTATTTGCTTACCTATGTCGGGCGAGAAAAAGCGAAAATTATACAAACATTGCTTGTGTATTACCCTACCTGGGATAACTATTCTTTAAGTGTGCTCTATTTAAAAACATTGTCCTTCATGTTCCCGCACGGCTTCCATAAGAACACACTCATTATTTATTTCTCGCAAATGCTTTTGTATAATATTCACCCGGACCCGACAAAAAGATATAGTTTGGAAGAGACAAAGAAAAAATTTGGGGAAATATTTTTCATGGAGGAGCATATCGATAATTATATGGACTTGATTGATACATTTGAATATGATATTGATTACACGACTAAAGCGATTCAGGCGGATTTACATCAATTAAGTAGAACGAAAGGGATTACTAAGAGAAGCTAAGCATTTAAATTTCTTCTACCGCATCGGTTTCCACTGATTCAACTTCTTCTGATGCGAGTAAACCCGTTGAGGGTTCAGTTTCTTCAGTAAAATTTTCTTTATCGCCATCGCCTCCCTTCATTTTTTTATTCTTCTTTGTTTTTCTCATTTTTTTACTCTTGCCTTTGCCTTTGCCCCCAGTCATCTTGTCGCAACCACAGCCACCGCCGGTTTGTTCACAACCACAGCCTCCTCCACTCTGGGATTTTAAATATTTTTGTATCTTTGCCATGTCTTTTTTACACAAATGAACTTTGGATAACATTTTATGGATAGATATATTAGAATCAAAATTTCGGGTTGTACTGCCTTTGCTCATTTTTTGTGTTTTATTGCCCTTTTTGCCTTTGCTCATGCCTTTGCTCATGCCTTTTCCTTTACTCATGCCTTTGCCCGTGCCTTGACTATATAGCGGATGTTTACCGGCTTTAATTTCGGCCCATTCTTTTTTTGCATACGGGGTGACGTCCCCAATGGAGGGGGTTTTACCTTCTTTCCGCATTTTCGCTAATTGTTCACGTATTACGTCCATCCAGGTTACGGGTTTTTTACTCATCTATATATATACTTTTTAAAAAAAGTATAGCAAAAATATATATACTTTTTAAAAAAAGTATAGCAAAAATATATATACTTTTTAAAAAAAGTATAGCAAAAATATATATACTTTTCAAAAAAAGTATAGCAAAAATATATATACTTTTCAAAAAAATATATATATAAAATTGATTGATATTATATAGAAAAAGAATACATATAAAATTTACAGAAACAAAAATAATATGCCTCATCCTCCTCTCATCCTTAGCCGTTTCTTGTATTGCAAAGATGAAGTGGAACTCTCCTTAGTAACCGCTTTACTAAAGAAAGAAGAATTAGAAGTCATTTATTATTGGGCGTATGAATTATATTATTCGGGATTTGATATATTCGAATTCATGTGGCAAATATACCTGGACTTTTATTACGAACAGCACCCGCAATTTGAAGCGTATTTTAAAAAGAAACACGACTTATGGAAACTAGATAAAGACATGAAGCATATTGCCTATATTCTCCGCAATATGTATAATCTGAAAGCGACCTGCACGGTATTTATGATGCGACAATATACTTGCAAGAAGGATTATAAGGATATGTATCCCACTATCATGTATAAATTAAAGACAAAAGACGAGAATATTTTATATCATAACTTATACCAGAATTTATTATTAGCCCTGGAACGCCGGCATTTTGAAAATATCTGTTATTATTTACGGGTATTATGGGAAGAGAATAAAACTAATGTAGGGTTGGTTATTGGGCAGTTTTTGAATATAATTATAAAAGAGGAAGATACACTACATTATGTGCTGGCGGTTATTTCAAAGAAAATTTATTATCAAGCAGAAGAAAACAAGCCAGTAGGAAAACACATCTATGTAGTACCGAAACAAGAACAGCTCGACCACATAAAACAGCTAGAAGAAGAGCTTATCCAACCCATCTATAATACCTTAATGTTTAAACGGTTTGCCGAAATCGATGATCGTATCGGCTCCTTTACCTTAGCGCGAGGGCAGTGGCTGACGACAGAGGCGTTTATTAAAGAAATGTGGTTTCATTGGGAGTATTATGCGATGGGTTCGCCCGTGTGGTTAAGACGTTTAGAAAAATTTGGGGGAACAGTAAATCACCGGCAGAAAAAGATTGAATTTGCCACGGAAATAGGGGAAGAAGGGTTTTATGATTTGTATGCTTACGAATTAGATGAATTGCCGAAAGAAGTTCAGGCAATGAGTATGAAACCAATCGTTAAAAGAGGTGGAACGGCGTGGTGTAATTATACCTTTCCACTTAATGTATATGAAGGAGAAGAAGAAGAAAATGAATTATGGCAATGGACATATTAGCAGTCTACTTCGTTTGAACCTTTTAAAACAACCTTTGGAAAAGGTTGCGCCAAACCCAACCGCTGGAAGGGTGTATTTTGACTGAATTATTGGCTTGTTTTTGTGGTTGTTTTTGTGGTTGATTTTGGCGCAACCTTTTTTACTTGCTTCGCTGATAAAGGTTGTTTATAAAATTGAAATAGATTAATATATTATATATTATATTAATACATAAATAAGAAAATGGTTAAAAATTCCGGTGGAAACAAATCGAAGAAGCAGGCACGCAAGAGTGTGGGTATACCAACTGTCACTCAAAATGTGCGGTATGTCGTCGAAGTTGGGGAAATGTATGCCGTGATTACGACAATTTATGGGGGGAAAACATGCCAAGTTATGTGCGACGACGGTATATCCCGGCGTTGTACGATTCGCAGAAAATTTATGACGGCCAGACGGGGAGATAATGCAATTGCGCCGGGAACCTGGCTTATGGTGGGTTTATACGACTGGGAGAAACGCTCAGATGGGTCGCAAACCTGCGATATTTTGGAAGTCTATTCCGCAGGCGAAAGAGATAAATTAAAGCAAACAGTGAATGCGAAATTATTGAAGCATCTTATGGCAATAAATAATGCTATGGATGGGGATAAAACCGGCAGTGAATTTGTCTTCTCTGATACGTTGGCGGCTATTGATCAGGAAGAAGAGGAGGAGGACGACGACGACGAAGAAGAAATTGAAAAAATAAAACCAATTATTCCTTTAAAAGACTTACCGGTAGTGAAGAATGAATCCGTAAGTGAACAAATGGCCTGGTTGACGGTGTCGGTGGATGATATCTAGCAACCTTTAGAAAAGGTTGCGCCAAATATAAATAACCTTTGTAGGCGAAGCAATTGGAAAAGGTTGCGCCAAATATAAATAACCTTTGTAGGCGAAGCAATTGGAAAAGGTTGCGCCAAATCTTTGCAAAATAACAAATATAAAAATAAATAAATAAATAAAAATAAATAAATAAATAAAAATTATATATATTTATGTCTTGTTAAACGACTTTTTTTTAGAAATTTTTTATGTTTTTTTGTTAATCTATTGTTTGTATGTGTATTTTCTTTAAATATTATATAAAGTGCATTTAAATCCTGGAAGATACTAATAGTGTCAGTAAAATAAATATCATTAATATATTTTTCCGGGATTAAAAAACGGGTGTCATATTCTATTGGGTTTTGGCTGTCGCTTATAGTATGGCTGTCGCTTATCGTATGGCTGTCGCTTATCCTTATAAAATCATTTATTTCTTCCGGTTGTAAATCTATATTATATTTTACCAGAGTGAACAACTTATATTTTACATTATTTAATGTTTGTTTTTCTTTGATAAGAGCTATTAATTGTTCTCTCTTTAATATGCTTTCGGTAGTTAAGGTAAGCATTTCTTGTCGCATATTAACAACTGTTTTTTCATTATTTATATACATGAAAAAAACTTTAATAGTATGAACTTTTTCATTATAAAATTCGTTGTAATTGTCTTCGGCTTTTTTATAAGCATCGACCCAGTTATTATCTATTTCGTCTTCTTGGTCATCTAGATCTTGTATCATTAATATTTATACTTATATACATATACTTATATTTGGTTACTGTTTTCAAACTTATTGCCAAAAATATTGTTAGAATCTTCGTAATCAGAATATTCTGACGATGATAAATTATCATTGTCTGTTGTATTTTGCATAGCCTCTTCTTCGTCGGCAAATAGTTCCAATAAAGTCTTTGCTCCATAATACTGGGATAAATCACCCAATCGATTCACGTCATTATCTCTTTCGTATTGTGCTTTGGCTAAACGATTATTAATCATGGCATTGCTTAACTTGACTTCAATATGGTCATCCGAACAGGGGTAGCGCGTCGTTGGTTTCCCTGCCTTGCATTCTAATTTTCCATTATTATTGCGGATATGTATCCAACCGGGCAGGACATCACTTACAACAGCTGTTACTACTTCTTCGGTTTGTTTCGTCTTGGTGGCATTCGCAAAACTTAAGAGGGGTTTGTTAATTTTATCGTTGTCATTACGGCTTAATGAGGGAAATGCGCTGGCTTGACTTTCCAGGGAGAACTCTTTTTTCAGTTCCTTTTTTTTAGTGGTAAATGATTGTCTATTCGGCGGAATATATTTATTATTATTCTGAAAGGCGGTAGATGTCTTCATAGCTTTGTTAGTATTATACTCTATATACTTTATAATAACTTTAATTCAATTTTATAAACAACCTTTTACACCTTTTAACATTTAAAATACCGATTATTAAATAATATATAATAATAATAATGTCTCTTTCATATAAAGATTTAGTATTTGAATCCAATAGAACAGATAAATATACAAGGAAAGAAGAAGTTGATATTTATCAAGAGTGGGAAGATAATTTACATGAGTATAGGATGGAGTTATTTATGCTACCAGAAGGGGTGAATTTAAAATGTAATGAACTAAAAAGATTTGTTATAAGGCAACCAAATAGCAAGTTTGTATATTTCCCTTTATTGCGTGAATTTGATATATTTTTCAGCGTTAAATCAATTACAAATGCCGAACATATCCTAAAATTAGAATTATGTTATGCTGATGGGTTAGAAAAAATAAAAAATGTTGAATTTAATAAAGATATATGCGTTCCCTTACATATTCACAAATGTATTAAAATAGAATATGATGATGTAGAGAATGTTCCAGTAAAAGTTGAGATGATATATTCTGCCGGATTATTAAAACATACATATAAAAATAATATAACAAATATTATTTTTCCTTAAATTTTTATTGATAATCGGCATTTGAAATGTGAAAAGGTGTAAAAAGGTTCAAACGAAGTAGGTTGCGCCAAACATAAATACTACGTAATGATGCTTTACAATATTTAGTAAAGAAATATTATAAAAATACGTACGTGGTTGTGTTTTGATTCAACCTTTTAAAAAGGTTTATTATTATAATGATAGGTGAAACAAGTCTAAGTGGTAATAAAAATAAACATTATAATAAAATAAAAACCTGGACAGAGCATATACAGATTTATCGGGACTTTCTCTCTACATTGGGTTGGAAGGGGGATATAAAAGAGACACACGAAGATACAGGGAAAGGGAGGAAACTAAATCTTAGTGCCGGGTCTATAATAACTTTAGAGGAATTTCTTTTATTGAAAGGTAAAGGCGAAGACAAAGGTAAAGGCATGAATTATGAAGAAGTAGAACTTTTAATTTTACAAATAGGTCAACAGATGATGGTATTGGAGAAATATAAGAAGGGGATTTTCTTTTTGAATTTAACCGATATTATTGTCATTGATGAGAAGTTTTTCTTATTGGATAATGTAGACCATGTGTTGAATCGATATAAACAGGAGCAATTATTACTTTCTTATCCGATGAAATTTACAAAGGCGGATGAGAGGTTTTTAGCCCCGGAATTGAAAGGGGGAGTAAAAACACTGCCATTTTATGCTTCAGTTACGGTTGGTTATTATAGTTTAGCGAAACTCTGTATCTATTGTTTGATGTTAGACGATGAGGATAATTTAGATCCGCTGAAAGGGAGCAAAATGTACTTCTTTTTATTGCGGTGTTTGCAAGTGAAGCCGGAAGAGCGGTATTTTTTATATCTCTAACCAACCTTTGGGAAAGGTTGAGCCAAAAACCAACTACGTCTGTGCCTTTAAATTATAATCGTTAACAGAAGACACGTAATATTAGGTTTGGCTGATAAAGGTTGGTAGGTTTGGCGCAACCTTTTTTATAAAGATTGGGTTGTATTTTGGTGCAACCTTTTTTTAAAAGGTTGTTTTTAAAAGGTTGTATATATATAACAATAATGTCCATTGTTGCTTTAAAACGAAATTCGAAACGCTTTCAAGAACCGATCTCTGCAAATGGTTTTTCTTTAAACGGGGGGTTGCGAAATATCGGGCAGGTCGGTCCCACGAATTTAGCGAAATCCGTGACGCGGACGCCTTTTCGTGGGGCGATACCCATGGGGCACGGCGGCCATTTAGGTAAATACGTGGTTGCCGTTTATAACTCGGGCAGTTGTTGTACGAATGACCCGAATATTATTAAACTCTCGACAAAAAATACCAAGGGGCACATTTTCGAGTCCTTCAAGTATCCGGTCTGCGACAATGGAAATTGTGGGAAAGGCTCACAAGAAAACTGGGTGCAAGACTTTTCGGCAGAGAACTTTAGTCAAGGAGTGTATATCCATAATGTGATTAGCGCGAACGGCAGTTGTGTCATGGATAAAAATGAAACCTTATTAGCCGAGATGCCGTATAAATGTCCCATCGCCGTAACGAATACGGGGCAGTTGCAACAATGTAAAGCCGGGACCTACCATATCGGCGGGAAGAAATACTACCAAGAATACTACGCGAAAACGAATGGTTCGGGTGCGATTCAATCGAGCGACTATATGCGGAGTTTACTACAGAAGCGCCATTGTTTGCCGACGCCACCGAATAAGCAACACTTTCCCCCCAACGTGAACCATGATGGGTGTGACGAAAATGCCTTAACGCCGGCACAAGCGATCGCGATTGGTTTACTACCGAAAGATTGGACAGGTTAGAGGGTTTAGCTGTATTTTTATAATATTTTGCAATATTATAAAATGAAAGGTGTTAAAATGACTTCAACCTTCCCCCCTCCAACAAGTTATCCAGGAATAGTAGACAAATTTTCAGTTGGTTTATATCCAACTGATATATCCACTTCCTCTGATGCTGAAGGTTCATATGTATGGGTTATGAATGTGACTTCTTGTAAAATTTATCAAATTAATATTATTACTAAAAAAATAAAAAACACTATAGACACTGAAAACGCACAGCCAAATTGTATGACAGTTTCTGGTAATTATGTATACTATGCGGTTAAGGAATCTAAACGCGTATATCAATATAATATTTCTACTGGAGAAATAATATCTAAATCTATAACACAAATAGATACAGATAATAAATTTTTTATATACTCTCTTTCAGCTGACGCAAATAATGTATGGTTTGTAAATGAATTTTATAAAGGCACGGTATATAAATTTAGTATTGACACATTTGAGCAATTAAGTGAAATATCAGTTGGTAACACTCCTCAGTCTGTTTCGTCTGATGGGACATATGTATATGTTGGAAATACTTTATCAGATATTGATAATGATTATTCTAGTATTTCAATAATTGATATTAAGACAAATGACGTATATGATATTATATTAACTGACTCTACATCAGGCGGTTTTCAAAGTATTTCGTGTGATAGTAAATATATATGGATTGGTTGTATTAAAAACAAACTTGTATTCAGAATTACTATTGATGATAATCAATCACCTAAAGATTGGACAATAGAATCTATAAATATTGAAGGTAATCCAATAGATAGTTCATGTAATGGACAATATACATGGGTTACGGTTGTATATGCAGATTATAATAAATTTAATTTGATTCAAATCGATAATGACACTAAGAATATAATAAGCACCATAGAAATTGGTGAAGATATAGCCGGTATTTCGTCTGCGGGGAACTACGTATGGTGTTCTGATAGTAATTCGGGTGAAGAGAAAAATGGTATCGTATTGCAAATTGCTATAGATGCGCCTGCGCCAAGCCCTAGTCCTACGCCTACACCCACGCCTACGCCCACACCCACACCGACGCCTACGCCAAGCCCTAGTCCTACGCCTACGCCTACGCCTACGCCAAGCCCTACACCCACACCAACACCGACGCCCACGCCTACGCCTACTCCTACGCCCACGCCTACGCCTACGCCTACGCCTACGCCTACGCCTACGCCTACGCCTACGCCTACGCCTACACCCACGCCTACACCCACGCCTACGCCTACGCCTACGCCTACGCCTACGCCTACGCCTACGCCTACGCCTACGCCTACGCCTACGCCTACGCCGACGCCTACGC